GCAGCGTAATAATAATTAACTTGAGTGGGGTTTCGGCTCCACTTAAATTTTACTTGATTAAGGAGGGTAAATAAAATGGCAGACGTAGTAACAGGACCAGAAATCCTACAAGAAAACGACAAGAGAGTAGTAATAAAATTAGTAAATCAATCAGACGGAACAGGTGCAACAACTGTATTTTTTGACGTGTCAGCAATGGCAGCAAATACAGCAGGAGTAGCTGTAACAAGAGGAACATTACAAAGAGTATGGTTTTCTTGTGATACAGGTAATGGAGGAGACTCTTTTGCTCGTTTAGATTTTGAAGATTCAGATGGTGATAGACCTTTACTTGGTTTTACAGGAACAGGTTATTGGGACTTTAGAGAATTTGGTGGTTGTCCAGCAAGTAGAGACGCTAATACAAATGGTGATATTAATTTTGTGGTTCCAGGCGCAGCAGATGCTGGAAACATGTATTCAATCGTAGCTGAATTTATCAAAGAATATTAGGAAGGTAATATATGGCCAATACAACTTCAGCCACAGTTACTTTTGACAAAACGTTCGCAGTTGATGATTTAATCACAGAGGCATATGAACGAATTGGGTTTCAAGTAACTTCTGGAAATCAGCTTAAATCAGCTAGAAGATCTTTAAATATTCTTTTTCAAGAATGGGGTAATAGAGGTTTACACTACTGGGAAGTAGGAGAAGCTGATATTGATCTTATTGAAGGTCAAGCAGAATACGCTTTGTTTAGATCAACCGGTGATGGAACAAGTGCAGTTACAAACCCTGCTAATACTTATGGAGTAGCTGATGTTCTTGAAGCAACTTTAAGAACTAGTAGAACAGCTGTAGGTCAAGCTGATGCTGCTTTAACAAAAATTGACAGATCCACTTATTCTGGATCAGCTAGTAAATTATCTAAAGGTACTCCTTCTCAATATTTTGTTCAAAGATTTATAGATAAAACAGTTGTAACTGTTTATCCAACAGCGGATTCTAGTAATGCAGCAAAAGCTGTTCATATTTATTTTGTAAAAAGAATACAAGACGTAGACTCTACTTATACAGATGCAACAGATGTTCCTTACAGATTTGTACCGTGTATGGTATCTGGTTTAGCTTTTTACTTATCACAAAAATTTAGTCCTCAATTAGTACAGCAAATGAAACTATTATATGAAGATGAACTAGCAAGAGCTTTGGCAGAAGATGGTTCTTCTACAAGCACTATTATAACCCCTAAAACTTATTACCCTAGTATTTAACTATGTCAAAAAATTCAAAAGCAATATCAGATAGATCAGGGTTTCAATTTCCATACAATGAAATGGTTAAAGAATGGAGCGGTGCTTTTGTTCATTCATCTGAATATGAAGAAAAACATCCTCAGCTAAGTAGAAGAACAATAGGCTCAGACACGCAAGGTCTTAAAAATGCAAGACCTGATAGAATAGAATTTTCAACTCCTATTGTTTTAATGGACAACGCTTTTATAACTTCTACATCTTCAACTTCAGTTTTAGTTCGTACTTCTCCTGATGGTAAAGGAATTAATACTAATCCTTTTCAAACAAGTGATGCTATTAGATTTACTTCTGTAAAATCTTCTTCAGGTAGTGTTGCTTCAAGTGTGTTTGAATTAGAAACTACATTAAATGAAACCTTAAGTGCTACAGATACTACTATAACTTTATTAGATGCTACTAATTTTCCAACTAGTGGATTTATTGTTATTGAAAAGGTACTAACTTCTGATGATACAACTAATGAGCTATTAGTGGGTAAATTTGCAAACGAAACAATTCAATATACAGGTAAAACTGGTAATAATCTAACAGGCTGTACAAGAGGCACAGCAGCTCCTATTACTGGAGTTACACCATCAGCTACTACAGCAAGAATACATAATTCAGGTGCAAAAGTTTTTGGATCATATATAATAACAAGAACAATAAGCTCAATTACAGATAATGGAGTATCTACATCATATAGTTTCTCTTTTACTTTTAGTTTAGCTTCATCGGCAACAACAGGCGGAACAGGTGGAGGCGATTTTGTTTTCGCAGGACCTGTAAACCAAAGAGGATAATATGGCAGGAATTAGTTACTCAGATTTAAGAACACAGATTAGAAACTACACAGAAGTCACTAGCACCGTGCTGACAGATGCTGTTATTGAGAATATAGTTTTAAATGCAGAGTATAGAATATATAGAGATGCACCTATTGATGCAGATAGAAAAATAGCTCAAGATAATTTAGTGGCAAACCAAGAACATGCAAATGTGCCAGCAGGGGCTTTAGTTATAAGAGCAGTTGAAGTTGCTGATTCTACAGCAGCTTTTAATAATCCAATATTTTTAGAAAAAAGAGATGTAACGTTCTTAGATGAATTTAATGGTGCACGTGCTACAGGAAGACCTAAATATTATGCTATGAAAGGTGGAGCAACAGGTAACACAAACACAACTTCAGGAGCAATATTATTATCTCCAATACCAAATGCTACATACGTATTTAAATTTCATTACAATGCTATACCAGCTAAGTTAGAAGCTTCTAGCAACGAGACAAATTTCATTAGTTTAAATTTCCCTAATGGTTTACTATATGCTGCTTTAGTTGAAGCATATGGGTATTTAAAAGGACCAATGGATATGTTACAACTATACGAAGGAAAATATAAACAAGAAGTTGAGAAATTTGGAGGAGAACAGTTAGGTCAGAGACGTAGAGATGACTACACTGATGGAACAATCAGAATACCTGTAAACTCTCCATCACCTTAGGAATTAAATTATGGCATCAACATTTACAACACTCGGTTTAGAACTAATGGCAACTGGCGAAAACGCTGGTACATGGGGAGATAAAACTAATACCAATTTAAGCATGGTTCAAGCAGCTGTTGCTAGTTATGTAGAAAAATCTATTGCAGGTGGTGCAGCAACTACAACTTTAACAATTACAGACGGCGATGCAACAGAATCTACATCAGTTGCAAGAAGTGCTATTATAAAACTTACAGGAACAATATCAGGTAATCAAATTGTAACTGTTCCAGATTCTTTAGAAAAAACGTTTATTGTTGTAAACGGAACATCAGGATCACACACAGTACAATTTAAAACAGCATCAGGATCAGGTGTAACTTTTTCAACTGCGGATAAAGGATCTAAATTTTTATTTGCTGATGGTACTAATATTAATGAAATTATTTCATCTTCTATTCCTGCAGACAATATTACAACTGGTGATGCAGCATCTAGTTTTGCAACGTCATCTGGTGCAGTATTAATTGATTCACAAGCAAGCACAACTACAGTTGACGGTCACACAGGTGTTACAATTCAAACTACAAGTTCTGGAAACATAACTTTAGATTCAGTTGCAGATATTGTACTTGACGCAGATGGTGCTGATATATTTTTAAAAGATGCAGGCACAACTTATGGTAGTTTAACAAACACCTCAGGAAATTTAATAATTAAATCAGGAACAACTACAGCGTTAACTTTTAGTGGAGCCAATGCCACACTTGCTGGAGATTTAACAATTTCTGGTGATGATTTAACAATGGGTACTAATACATCAGGTGCAGCTTTAATTGGTGATGGTACAAATTATAATCCAGTTGTTATATCAGGAGATATTTCAATAGCTTCTTCAGGAGTAGCAGCAATAGGATCAGGAGTTATTGTTAATGCTGATGTAAATGCTTCAGCAGCAATTGCAGTTTCTAAAACAGCTTTAACAGCTGGCACAGGTATATCACTTTCGACAAACACATTAAATGTAGACGCTGCTCAAACAGGTATTACATCTTTATTAGCAACAGATATTAAAATTGGTGAAGATAATGAAACTAAAATAGATTTTGAAACAGCAAACGAAATTCATTTATATGCAGCAAACGCAGAACAAGTATATGTTGCAGATGGAATTTTTGGACCACAAACAGATAGCGATGTAGATTTAGGAACAACAGGTGTTAGATGGAAAAACGCTTTTATAGATTCTATTACTACAACAGGAGATGTTACTGTTGGTGGAGACTTAACTATTACTGGTGATGATTTAGTAATGGGAACTAATACATCAGGACATGCATTAGTTGCAGATGGTACAAATTTTAATCCAGTAGCAATAAGCGGAGATATTACTTTAGCTGCAAATGGTGCAGTTGCAATCGCTTCTGGTGTTATTGTTAACGCTGATGTAAATGCTTCAGCAGCAATTGTAGACACTAAATTAGCTACAATAAGTACAGCAAATAAAGTTGCTTTAACAGCTTTAGACCTAGATGGCGGAACAGAAATAGGAGCAGCCATTGTAGATGCAGATGTATTTATTATTGACGATGGTGCAGGCGGTACAAATAAAAAAGTTTTAGCTTCAAGAATTAAAACATATGTTGCAGGAGGTGAAGTAGCCGCAGATGATATTACAGCAGGTGATGCAGCAGTATCTATTGCAACGTCAAGTGGTAACGTAGTTGTTGATTCAAACGCTGGATTAGTATCCATAGATGGTCATACAGGTGTCACACTTGCTTCTTCTAACTCTGGAGATATTACATTAGATTCAGTAGCAGATATTAATTTAGATGCAGGCGGAGCAGATATAGTTTTTAAAGATGATGGGACTCAATTTGGTAAAATAACAAATGATGGAACACACATTACAATTTTTGATGGCACAACATTAAATACAACTATGGCTGGAGCAAATATTGCTTTTGCTGGAACGGTTACAAGTGCAGGTGTTATAATTGCTGGAGGACAAATTTCAGCAATTGATGGAACAGCAGGAGCTCCTGCGATTAGTAAT